GTTAAATGCAGACTTTATCCATCTTTCATCTTCATCATTCATCTTATGAGCTCCATAAGATGGAATGTAATGTAATCCAGCTCCTCTGAGTCCTAGTTCAAATGACGCAAAGTAGAGTTCTTTGAGCAAAGATTTACATCTATCTCTAAGTTGACCAGAGCTATAGACTCCATTTAGATAATTCTGAATGACATGAGCTATCTGTCTCTCGTAATCATTCTGGAGTCTAAGAAGAGTCTGTTTAGCATTATAATGTGACTGAGCTCTTCTGATCTTAAAATCAGGGACTATATCGAGATGACGTTTGACATGAACATCACGTCTCTTATGTCCCTTATGAGTACCTATATGCTTTGATTCTAAAACTTCTCCCTTTACAGCTTCAAACACACCCCTGAAATCAGGACTCAGAAAATTGAGTCCTTCGTGATATAATGTCAGAAGTATACTACGACTGAGCTGACGCTCTCTTCCTAGAGAGTTCATCTACCTTCGTGTAGGTAGCACCGTTAGAATAAAACTTGAGCAAGAAACGATCAGGGATCTGAGTCTTACCATTTCCCTTGGGGAGATTCATTGCACGAGGAGCACGATGAACTACGATGAAGGTACCTACTCCAGGCAGCTTCACACGCTCTCCACTAGCACATCCATCAACGATAGTCTCAGCTAGAGCCTTGAAAACCTTATCCAAGTCTCCCTGCTTGACTCCCGTTTTATCACTCACTGTCTTCAGCAGACTCCACTTCGTCATGTTCGTTCTCTCCTTGAGTTACTTCTCCATCTTCTATCATTATTACATCATCCAATGGGTCATCAGATCCAGTTTTGTATTCTCCTCGATCTTCTGACAATGGAAGCTTGTAAGAGGACCTAGGAACACGGACTGAAGAAACGTCCTGGTGTATCCTTGGGTACCTGTACTCACTACGAAGCGCGAGATTGCGTTGAACTGATGAGAGTATCTTATCCCTCGTGGGTTGATCGATTTGCTTGTCAATCTCGCCAGGATCATTACCTTCTCCATCTAATCCCAACTCCTCCAAATCAGTTTGCTGAAACCCTAGTATCCTCGTGAGAACGTAGGTTGTCCATCTCATAGCGTCTAGTCCCAACATTTGTCCTAGTGGGAACATACGTTGTGCAAGATCAACTGAGGCTGATAGTAATTCTACTCTTTGCTGCTGTTCTAGATACGAGATAGGAGTACAATGAATCTTATAATCCTTATCAGTCAACTCCTTATCCTCTTTATGTGCATAGTGAATCAAACACATTAAAGAGATAGAACGTACAACACTAGATTGTAGCAGCTTCATGATACGAGCGAAGTTGATATCTATCTGACTCAACCCATATCTTACAGAAGAGTACTCATCTCCTCCGATATAAGCTGCTGGTATCTTGAGAGCAGCGTACATCTTATGGAGGAAATAATCGATGTCTGCAACATCAGTGACGTTGATATTTCCACCTATAGACTCTACACGTTGTGTACTACCCTCACGTACTGGCATATACATGTCGGAATCTATAGACAAAGGCTGATGTCTAGAAGTATATATCCCTGAGGTAGGATCGTAGTAGGTACGCTTCCTAAATTCTCTTCTCCAATCACGTACTATCTTTAGAGCATCAGAGTGACTAGCATTACCCACGTCGATATAGAATACTCTATGTCTAGTTCCTTGATCCAGCCGATAGATAATAAGAGCATCTTCTAGAAGCTTTAGCTGTCTCCATACTCTCCTACAAGGCTCTAAGAAGCTCATTCCATAGGCACTTCCACCTTTCTTGGGAGAGTTCTTTCTAGATATAATCTTGGTATGCAATATGCTCCAAGGTTCTAACTCCTTCTCCATATTATCAGAGGTTTTAAATCCTTTGAGTCTCATGTACTTATCAACCATAACCTCAACAGACTCAGGATCAAGATAATTTAGGGATACAATACCATCACTCTTGTTTGACAATAACTGATTAAAATCGTCTCCAAACTTAGCTACGTTTCTAGCTAATCCCCATATGTTAGAGTCAAGATCGACTTCTTCAAACAGACGCTCAAACTCAGATTGTACTTCCTCCTCTTCTGCAGTCACCCATACTCTAGCGTCCTCTTTATCCATATTAGGTTGGAAGGATTCAGAGGCATAGATGTCCAGAGAAGTGCTACATAATGTATCCTCATCCATGTCGTTATAGTCTGCATATCTCTTCTTTCTATCTCCCTGCAATTGAGTAACTTGGGAGTAAGAGGAGAACATGGCATTACCTATCTCATCCACGTCTAGATCGGTTTCAATGGCCTTACGATGGAACAACCTTAGCAATGCTCGCTTATCGGTCTCATCAATAGCTTCTGCCCAAGATGATTCGAATATCATCATCTCCTCGGGAGAGAGTAATCCTTCGTTCACTATCTTATCATGAACAGAGTCGAGCTTCTCGTTTATCTTCACAGTAAATTCACCAGCAGCCAAGACTCTAGCTGCTCTACTTATTTTGTCTATAATGCTAGCCATTTAAGCTCCTATACTACTCCTTTATACCCGAAAATGCGTCCCAGTCTGGAAAATCGTCCCCTATGACTAAAGATGGTGGTTCTGCTTCAAACTCTCTTATAACTTTAGATTTTAAAGGCTCCGGCCTAGTCTCCACCTCACTAGGCATAATGTCGATATGCTCAGTGAATTCTTTAATCATACATTGAGCTACAGAAGATGCAAAGGCATCTCCGATATCTTTATGTCCTGGGTGAGATCCTTTGATTATCCCAGCTTTAAAAGTATTACATCCACAGTTTGGAGGATGGTTTACCTTTCCATTCTTGGGATCTCTCTGCAAGTAAATAAGCTCATCAGCTAATGGATAGTATCTAGGCATCCTAACTCTACCTTCATAGATAGCTTGTCTAGTTAAATAGTACCCATCAGGCTTGCGATCAACAGAGTACTCCTCAGTATCAAAACCTACCTTAGTTAGCACTTGCCTAGCATATCTAGACTGAAAACCGTCAAACGATATTCTAATAATTCTAAATCCTAATTTGTTTAGATATTGACAGAAACCTACAGCCTTTCCTACATCTATCTCATCTCCACCGCCAGGAGCATATATCCTAAAGGTGAAATCATTATGGATAACATAATCCATAACATTCTCTTTGGAGCCGTCAGGTAGAGTACGTTCTACTAATGTTCTACCTCCTATATGAGACATAGCTATACCGAATGAGTCTCCAACCAGCCCTATATCCATATGTATACAACGTGGAGCCATTGGACAGCATCTAGGATTATATCTCTTGTTGTAGACGTCGATGAGTTCTACAACATTATCTACTATAAAAAGACTCTCAAGAGTCACATCAGATCCTACAGGTATAGAGTACTCTTCTACCGTGAATGGATACTTCATGTTATCATCCATGCACGCATAGATCTTCTCACGCATAGAGAAGAATGGATGCGATAACCCTACTCCCTTACCTGCTATATCTATAAGAGACTTCTCTAAGTCCTGTTGGAATGAAGTCTTAAATATCTCTGGTACTTCTATAACTTCGGAACCTTCTGGAGGTATCTCTCCTTCGTCTAGGATCTTAGGTCTACGGGTGCGATCTCCTACCATTACTCTAAACTTTGGACCCTCTAGCCCTATCCCCTTAATAATCCACAGAGGATCTGAGACTATCTTTACAGGAGCACCTTCTGGTAGTGACTGTATATGAGATGTTAAGAAGTCCGCATCATCCTTAACTGACGATGCTAGGACTAGCAATCCAGGGACCTTACCAGTTTTCTCATCCAAAAATCGAGACAGCATACGAGTACGAGTATCTCGATACAGTTGAAATGCTTGTTTATCTTCTACAGATCGTGTGAAGTTGATTTCGTCTAGCAGTCCTCCAAATAAGTTCTTACCTAATATGTGAGAGGACATGCTACCAAATCCTATTTTAATATTCTTCGGAAGATTTAGAATAGCAGTGATCTTAGACTTAGGAGTTATCTTAGCCAAGTCTCTAAAATACTCACTCGACATCATCATACCTATAACGTTTTGAGTCTCAACATCTGCAGCTAATCCTAAGTTAGCATTCATGAATCCAAATGCTATTGAGGAGTGCTGCATCAATCCATAATGAGTAGGAGGTTCTCTGAGACAGCTCAAACAATATATCTTGTAGAGCTGCATGATAATACCTACTGTAGTCTTACCACAACCTATAGCTCCTGTGAGTATGATCTCGAGGTATTTACTCTCCTCAGAAAATACGTCTTCTAATAGCACTCTCCAGTACGGATACAGATTAGCACAAGTGACTCCCATGTATACTTTATCGTCTAGAAATGTAGAAATAGAGACTGGTTTAGTCTCGTAATCAGTTTCCCATAGCTTGTTCTTAGACGGAGATACACCATCAGCAGACACTTCCTGTATTATCTGATGTATTAATTTCCTTTCTTCTTCTGTCATACTCTCGTACTCCTTCTTGAGAGTAGGATCAGAATCAATCATCAGATTACTGACTAGTTTTATCTTCTCCGTTTCCGTTAATGGCATCTACCACTGGTCCAGATAGCTTAGTTAACTTATTCTGAAAATAATCTATAAAGAATCTAATCTTATCTCTAGATCTCCTATCTAGACTGTCTCCAACGTCTATCTGAGTAATATTGTATTGAGTAGTTGGTGTAGATACAGCGACAGGAGTGGCATTTAATCTTTGCTCCAATTTCTCTACTCTCCCCATAGCATTAGAAAATCTAGCTTCTAGAAGAGACAATATTTTAATCAAGTCAATATTGCTAGCTCCCTGCAATCTAGTTGGGGTAAATAACTCATTCTCTACTATATCTCCTAGAGATAGAGATTTTTTAATCCTATCCAACTCATAGTTGGATAGAGCTACCATAGCAGGGAGGAGATTAGATTTACCTCTAGCTACCTCGTTATCAAGAACAGTCTTTGCACTCTCGTCGTCTCTTCTACCAGTGCTATAGTCTAGTATAGACTTAGCACGCTCTAAAATCTTGAGATCGTCTTTTACTATATCACAATACTCTTCATAGGAGAGATTT